GAGAACAATGTGAATTACCCAGGAAATCCATCTAGAACGAGCTACCTGGGCTTGAACTCACACTGTTATCTTGGAACTTTATGTTTAACTATTTGACGCATGATGGATCCTCCTGAAACCAGGATGACGGGAATGGGTCCAAACATCAGGACGGTGGGTGCAACTGCGAGTGCCACCTTCACCTTCTGACTTAAAGAAAGATCCTGCATATATAGTAATGTACGGATATTCTGTCTGGCTTGTGCCACTGAATCGTCGTCTTCTGACCAGGGTCTATAAGTTCAGGCACATCCCTCACATCACCATATCGACCAATCACGAAGACATCCCAGATCCTGTTAATCTTGGACAGCTTTATGACGTAGTTGATTTCAAACCGTACGGTCTTATTGGAAAGCAATACAAGTTTGACCCTCTGCATGCCACCGGATGGGAGTGCACTGTTGAAGATCTCTCGATTAAGCACGCGCCTCACATGAGTCACATGTATTCATTCTATCCGTATGACAAGGTGTTTCCTGTGTATCCAACACCGACCCGTTTGATCGCAGAGGTCTGTGTGGCTGACACTAGATCACCCGACTGGGAGGAATGGAAGATAATTAAAGAAAAGCTTCCAAGATAAAGTACAATGGCTTTTTTACCTTTTCTTCGGCACGGCGATCTTTATGACCTTCTGGACACGACGTCCAAGGTTCTGAACGAAATCCCCAACATTGAGAAACATTTTCACGGTAAGTTGGCGGACAGATTTATTTACAAGACCACCAAGTCCCTCGATGACGGCTTTGAGATTGAGATGCATCTTGCCGGCGTGGGCAAGGACAACATTCACATCACACTTTCTTCGGATGACCACGAGGTGACGGTGGCTTACGGAGAGAACCGAAGCGCCTCATTCGATTTGCCCAGTTACGTGGATGTATCGGACGAGGGTTACAAGGCGAGTTACGTGGATGGCGTGCTTCGTCTGTTCTTCAAGATGCGAACTTCGGACAAGAAGCGTCGCGAGATCAAGCTTGGTTAGACGAACATTGTTCCACCTAGACCACCTTGGCATCTAAATAAATTAAAATTAGTAGCATATAGACGGGCTTTTCTTGTGATAGAATTGTCAACGAGAGTTAATTCAAACAATTGTTTGGAAATGCGACTCATATTGATGGTTCCGGATGGAAACGGTCCTGAATCTTGGCTCACACTAAATATATTCACCTTGTAACTCGGTGTTTGTATATAGTGTTCATAAGGTTGAATGGCTCTCATTGTCATTTGATCAATATCAAAATAATTCTGACCGTTGAAAAAAAGTTTCCATCGCGTAACTTGGTCGTTCGAAAAACTCGTATATTCACCGGCGTCGACGCCTGAACTGTAATCGAACAATCCCGCCGTACCTGAATCGTTTTGTACGACCAGAATAAATTCCTTTACTGGATTTTCAAATTCCGTTCTGAAACGTATTTGATTGAGGTCATTTAAAGTCACTCGTGCCAATTGAGTTTGTTTTATTATATAATCCAGTTGTTTGCCAAGAAAAAATTGTCTATGTTCGTTTTCAAGATAAATTGCTTGTAAATTTAGTTCTAGTTTAGGTATATCAACATTTCCCAGTTCTGATTGCTTTCTAAGAAAAATTCTGACTTCGATACGGTGACGGTTCAGAGCCAAAAGTGGGAATGAATTTTCGTACCCCCTCCCAAAAAATGGCAATTCCAGTGAACAGGCGGAGCCTGGGACGATCGTACCATAACTTGTCGGTGTAATAGAGCGATTCAAAAGGACATCGTTGCTTTGGCGAATTCTTTGGGAATCTGTTAGGTCTGACATAATAGCCATATATTCTCCAGTAAGGCTAACTATGGTTTGACCTCCGACTACAAGATCGGCTCTTTCTACAAATGAATGAGCCGTATCTTGTGGAAATGGTTGATTGGTATTGTAAGTGAAATTTAAAAAGAATCCGGTGATGATATCACACGTGTCATTATCGACCGTGCATATTATAGATTCCCCCCAGTAGACATCAGAATCAAAAGGAAGCCTTAATATTTCGCTAGTATATTTTGCACGATCGGTGAATACTTTTTGGTAAAATGATATTTCAGGTCTTCCGGTTAAAAATGTATCCTGAAATCCTGTGACAGCAAGCTGCATCTTAATATGATGTGTTAAAAAAAGATTCAAAAAAATACGTGTAGATTAATAGACATGAATGTACAGCTTAAAAAATTCAATCCCGCTTCAATGGGTGACGACAAGGTCTGTGTATTTATTGGAAAACGTGGAACAGGAAAATCTACTTTGGTGACAGATATCCTTTATCACAAAAAACATCTTCCAGCGGGCGTAGTTATGTCTGCGACCGAAGAGGGAAATCACTGGTATCAGCAGTTCATTCCGGATCTGTTTATCTACGGTGAATATGACAGAGACATCATTGATAGGGTGATTGACAGGCAGAGAAAGATGGTGAACCTCAAGCCTCCACCGGGAAAGACGGAGCTGACTTCGCGGGACATTGGTGCATTCATCCTCATGGACGACTGCATGTACGACCGAAAGTTCCTCAAGGACTCGTGCATCCGCCAGTGTTTCATGAACGGACGCCACTGGAAGATATTTTTCATGCTGACGATGCAGTACTGCATGGACCTGAGTCCCGACCTCCGCGCCAACGTGGACTACGTGTTCATCGCCCGCGAGAACGTCATCCAGAACCGCGAAAAGTTGTACAAGTCCTTCTTCGGAATCTTTCCCAATTTTGATATGTTCAACCAGGTGATGACCGCGTGCACGGAGAACTACGAGGTTCTGGTCTTGGACAACACCAGCAAGTCCAACCGAATTGAGGACTGTGTTTTCTGGTACAAGGCCAAGATCCACAAGAACTTCCGGGTCGGCTCGTCTCAGTTTTGGAATCTCCACCAGAAGACATATAAAAAGTCAGGAGGTGCCATCAAGCCTGGTCAGGACCCAAACGACGTCAAACGTAATAGGAATACCCAAACCCTACAAGTGAAGAAGTTGAAATAATTATTCAGGAAGAAAAACAATACCCGAGCGGCAGATACGAAACATGGAAAGCAAATCCATCGCACTCGTGGCGGCCGCGCTTATTTCCACCGGCTTGGTGAGTGAAAATAAAGCAGATGCACTGGCCACACACCTCGGCAAGGGGGCGAAGAATTGGAGCATCAAGCAACTGAAGCCGGGGTTCGTGGACGAAAATCGCAAGGAGATACAAAAGCGCAACTCAAAGCTGTGGACGGAATATATTGCCAAGCGCAACTACATATTCGACCCTAGCGAAAATGGTCTGGTCAAACGCAATACACCACTGGTAGAGAAGCAGGAACGCCTTTTGGCGATCAAGAGTCAGATGGTTGGCGAAACATTTGTACCGCCCATAAAAAAGGTTAGCAAGAGACTTCTAGACCAGGCACGACTTAAACGTCTTATCACTTTGATCAAGAAAGATACCGAACAAGTCGATACAGAGATGAAGGGAATTACGATGATTAATCAAAAATTGGAACGCTACTTCATTCGACGCCCTTCATACAAACCAAAAATCTTTATAAACCAAGAAGAGGAATACATCAACCTTCCCGATATCACCAAGAGGAAGCGAATTCTCAAGAGACTTTTACATCTTTTGAACACGAAACGTCTTGACAAGATGGAAAAAATATACGAGAAACTCACACAAGTTCGCAGAGACACGATGTCCAAATTTATTCAGATACAACGCGACGTTTATATCAACTCCAAAGAGTGTTGGACACGTTCGGAAAGGGCGTCATTCTTGAACAAGAAACACGCGAACGACGAACTCAAAACTGAGTATGCCAAAATATCAGAACATATTTCATCGAATCTGGGCGACTACATGATCGAGATACCAAAGCCTTTCAAAAACGCCACGGTGATCACAGAAAACGACACTCGCGCAAACTGGAAGAATCCGGAATTCAAGCGCCTCTACGCGAGTAGGATGCGTTCGCTGGTATATGCCATACGCAACAATACAAAATCACAATTCCTGGATAGGATCAAATCGGGTGAACTCAAGATGAATACCTTTTCGGACATGGATATTTGGGATCTCTGGTATCACGAACCCAAAAAGGAGGTGGTCGAGAAGAAACCCGAAGAATACGACGACGGAATGTTCAAGTGCGGCAAGTGCAAATCTATGAAGACCACATACGTGGAGAAGCAGACACGATCTGCGGACGAACCGATGACCTTATTCATCACCTGCAGGATGTGCGGTCACGTAATGAAGCGTTAAAGAATATATGTATTGCGATATTAGAAAGATGGAAGAGTGTACCGTCTGTCACAAAGAGATCCCATTCGTGTGCAAGGCCACGGCTAGGTGTGGACATCACGTTCATCAGATGTGTCGTCTGAACATCATACCACCCACAAAATGTGTAATGTGTAATAAAAATATACTTGATAAAATAGATATCTATGTAAATGATAATGATCAGATGTGTCACAAGCGTTGCGACCTAAACGCGAGACGTTACTATCCACCGTGTCCCATTGAAGGGTGTGGTATGATTCTACACAAGAAACACGTCATCACAAATGAAAAATTTAAACAACTCGTTGCGGAACTCGAAGGAAAGTGTTTAGAAGAACGCATGGCGATCTACCTTTCTTACGGATTCCGTGAAGATGAAGTGGGTGGCGGAGAGCTTGACGAAGAAACATGGAAAAGAATTCAGAGAATAATTTCAGCTTCGTCGCAGGAAAAGGAGACGGAAGATCATGACGTGGTTCCTGAAGAACCCAAAGCAAAACCGGTCATTCCTCCGCCCAAGACCTATGAACCGCGAAGTCTCGTGGCGGGCGAGAAATACAAGCCACCGAACAAGTCTAGACGATCCCAAGAGCACGGAGCTTCACTGAAAACTCTTGTTCCTCACTCGGTGAAGGATAGGGTTCATGTTTCCCATCAAGAAGATTTTGCTTTATTTTCGCGAGGTCCACTTTAGAAAGCGTGATCGCACCAAGAATGTAGTCCTCGTAGGCCTCTGCGACCGCCGGGATCAGTGGCTTCACCAGATCGTACATTGCATTGGCATACAACTGGATCTCCGGTTGGGCATGACTGTCCATCCTGAGACGCAGATAGTGAAGGAGGTTGTGCAAGTTAATCTTCCAATAGAACTCGGTGTAGGTAGACAGGGGCAGATGTTCGCGGGCAGTCTCGCGGGCGACCCCGTGGTCGAGAAGGCTCTGATAGATTTCAAATGCCTGTTCGCACGAAGCTTTTTGGTCCCTTAGAAGCACCATGGACTCTGGACTGTCCAGAACGCCCTCGGAACCCTGGTGGTTCACCTTGGACTGACCACGGAACTCGGCGGGAACGTGGAACTCCTCGGGCAACTGTGAATACCTCCCGGAAATCTCGTTGATGCTGGCGGTCCGGTGGCGCATGTGCTGCCGAGCCAGAAAGATTGGCATCTTGATGTGAAACTTGAAGTCCACCATCTCAAAAGGCGTCGTGTGGGCGTGACGGAGAAGGTAGCGGATCAGTCCGCGGTCGCTCCGGACGCTCTTGGTGCCTTCTCCATACGACACTCGGGCGGCTTGAACGATGGCGTGATCAAGATCCTCCCTGGGCATTGTATCGACAAGACGTACGAACCCATGTTTCTCAACACGGATTTCCGACATTTACTATATTGACTAGTGTTTTCTCTAATTAACAACCGGACAGTGTTGGGTTGTTTCTTTCTTTCCAGTTTTCTAAACCTCCTTCTAACACGCAAATATTTTTAAAACCAAATTTGTTCATATAAACTTTTGCAATGTTTGCAACAAGAGAACCTTTCTCCTCCACGTAAAGCATAATGGGGTGATCAAACCCTGGAAATTTTAGCCCAGAACCGGTAAAAATGCCCTTTCCGTATTTTTCGATATCTTCGTATCCAATGTCCGATCTTTGTAAAATATCATTAATTCTATTGAATTCTGACATGGGAATGTTGATCGATTCGGGGAGCCTGCATTTGTAATAATTTTTAAAAGAACCTACGTGTATTATTATCATTATATCCTTTACTCATAATTTCTTACGGCGAGTGCCACGGGGAAGCGGGGTACGCCGTCTTGGGTGAATCCCTGGAACTGCACGGTGAGCATCTCGCCCATCAGTTTTCCTCTGTTCTTCCACAGCTCCCTTCGGCTCTCGATGGTCCCCTTGGGCCGGGCCTTGAATGTGTCTCCGTCCTCGGTTTCGCAGATCCATATCGGCGTCCCGCGGTCCTTCCCTTCCGCCTCCTCGGCTCCCACGATCTCAAACTCCTCCGTAATCATCTTCTTGTACTTGATGCACTGGGATGAGCGCCTATTGAGCAAGTAGGGACTTTCGGCCACGCGCATGACCACACCTTCGTGACCCTCGGCCACAAACTTATCGTGGTACTTGTCGGCGTCCTTGGCCGTTCCTTGATAGGCTGGAACAATCTTGATCATCGGATGACTGATCCGCTTGATGATTTCTTTGAGCCTCTCGTACCGTTCCGCGAAAGGTATGTCCAGCTTGTGAAGACGAAAGTGGTCAAAGCAGTGAAATTCAAGCTTGGGTGCGTAGGGACTTTCCGAACCACGGGCGGCACTGGTGATCTGCTCGAAATCCATGTCCTTGCAGAAGAGTTCACCGTCCAAGAATTCGCCCTCCTCCAACTTCCCTTCCAGTGCCTTCTCCAAGTGAGTAAGATGTTCAATTCGCTGTTCGTTCCTGGACTGTAATAGGAGGCCTCCTCCCGAGAAGCCGGCGAGCATCCTGACCCCGTCCAACTTGGGCTGAAATCTGACGTCTCCATCAATTCCGTAGGACCTCTCACTGAACGAGTAGAGTAGCATGGGTCTTAGGACAACTTCGGATCTCAGTTGCATGTTGTCCATGTACCCCAACTTGACCTGCTTGCGCCACATCTGGGCGGCTTGCTCCTCGATGGGAGTCTTGCGTTTGGCATCGGGAGGGCGTTCCGTTACGGATCTTTTTCCATCGATAAGACCCGTGGTTCGTTTAATCATTCCGTTTACGACCTCGACTTGCCAAATGCGAGTCTTTCCCTTAGCATCTTTGCCATAAAGAGCGGGAAAGAACGTCATTTAACTAATATAGTGTTTTTTTTGTTTAAACCTGAATGAAAATTAATTTCTAAAAGTTATCCATGCCACCGAAGATTTATTAATAAAAACGCCATCATTTAAGTCATCGTATGCAAAATCAATGGAATACACATCTTTATTTCCAGCCTGTGATGTCTGGCGTTGTCTTTCAAAAGCAGCATTAAACTTTTTTATACGATTTGCGTCTTTATTATTTCCTTCTTTGAATTTTCTAATTGAAGCGAGTTTGCGCGTTGTA